GCCCGCGGAACACCGACGTTCGGCCGCTTGAGAAGCTCACGGTGAATGGCCAGTTCGGTTTCTTGGATCGTCCAGCCGCCTTTGATCGCCTCGTCGGCGATTTGTTCCAGCGCATCCAGGTCGCAGCCTGGATTGTTATCGATGGCTGCCGCGATCAGGCCCTTGATCTTGCTGCGTCGCGCCCGCTCGCGTCGCGCCGCCTCGATCACTTGGTTTGCCTCGCCGTCGTCTCCACCCTCGCGGGCGATCTTTTCGGCTTCGTACATCGCTTGCAGCGAGTTGATCTGTTGTTCGCTGAGGTTGTCCGGCGAGAAGCCGCGCCCCTCGATCCATTCGCGGATTTTCGCGTGCATAAGTCCACCTTTCTGGGGTTGTGCGGCGGCCGCCGCGATGTTGATGGTCGTCGTGTCGTCGGCCCCGTTGGCCACAATGGCGACGTGCTTGAGGCGTGAGCGCCGCACCAGGAGGAAGCTGCCGTCGTCGGCGCGGATCGTCCGACCGTTGACGATGGCTTGCTTTCCCTTGGTGATGCGTTCGGTTTGCAGTGGCTCGGCGGCGACGCTCGCTTGCAGCGGCACGCCGTCGCGGGCCAGGTCGATCACACGGCGGGCCTTTTCGCTGGTGCGGGACAACGTGCCGTTCACCGCCAGCCGTCCTTCGATGCGCGCTGGCGCGCCGCTTCCCAGCACGGCGTCGATACTGTTTTCATGGTCAGCCAATAGCGGTACGCGCTCGGGCGATTCAATTCCTTCCACGTCGAGGACGACGCGGCCATGTTCGGCCACGCGCATCAGACCGCCGTTGTAGGCGGCGACATGGATGTGCGCGGGCTTATCCTCCGCACCATCGGCTGTCGCCTCGACGGTCGCCGGTCCCACCAACCGCAGTTCACTGAGCTCGCTCGGCATCCGCTTCCTCCTCTTGTGATGGGACCGTGGCCGGACTGACGTTTGCCGGTGTGAGGCCCAGTTCGGTCATCAAGGCAACTTCCTTCGCCCGCTGCCGCAGCTGCTCTTCCCAGTCGAGTCCGCGACGGGCGTATTCCTCGGCGAGCGTGGCCGTGTGATTCGCCAGGCGCGTGGCTTGGGCACTCGCCTCCTTAGATGGATCAACATGCTCTCTTCCGTCCCAAAACCACTGGTGGTCCCAAGTGGTGAACGGCGGCAGGCCGGTGGGAATCAGGCCGGGGATTAGCACCGCCTCATCGAGCCAGGCGGAAAGCACGCGGTCGAGAACCACGCATTCGAGATGTGATTGCTCGACGCGGATCGATTTGAAATAGGTCTGATGGTCGAGGCGACCGGAGGCGTAGTTGTATCCAGAAGAATCGGCCCGCGCGACGTTCGCAGGCATGTTCAGACAGCGAGCAATTTCGTTGAGGATTTCGCGCTTGAACTCACCGTAGGTCGTTGAGGGCTGCTCTGCCTTCATCTGGTCCATGCGCCAGCCGCCCGGCATCGTCACCAGCGCTCGCTTCTCAAGTTCGATCGGCTCGAATGGTTCGGCGGCGTCCGCTTCCCCATTGGCCGGTGCGTCGGTGTAGAGAATGCCGGCGAAGTCGGCGGCCGTTTCGGCGGCAGCCAGCACCGCCAGCGTGAAACGCCGCAGTTGGGCAAATAGCGGAAGCGCCGGCATGACATCCGGGATTCCGCGAGCCTGCCCAGGTCGGTCGGCACGGAACCAATGAATGACTACTGACGCAGGCACTCGGTCAAATTCACGCTGAACGCCAAATGCAACCTCGCCTGGATGACGCCGCAGAACGTGATACTCGACCGGGTTGCCCGCGTCATCGAGTACGATGCCGTCAATGTTGTTCGCTTCTTGCGTCGAAAGGTCGGGAGAGCATACCTGGTCGGCTTCGATCAGCCGCAAGTCGAGTTGCACGGCCGTCGTCAGCGACGGATTGACGGTCAAAATGGCGAACGCTTCGCCGTCGGTTGCGCGGGCCGCCCGCATCGTGCGGAGTTTGTCGGCCAAGCGAGTTGCCTTGGCCCAGAGCATGAATTGGCGTTCGATGGCCCGATTGGCTTCAGCATCGGCAGTGAGAAGTTGCAGTCGCGGCCCGGTGCCGACCACGTCGTTAGCCAGAGTCAGCACGATGCCGCGTGCATAGGAGTTGTTGGCCGTTTCATAACGGGCGCGAGTACGCAGCACGCGGCGCACCTCGGCGTTGTTGGCAGCGTTGGCTGACAAAGCATCCGCGTTCGCCCAGTGCCGGCGGTTCTCATCGCTAGTCGCGGCCGCGTCGTATCGCGCTCGAACCACTCGCAGGTTGCGAGCTTGCGCGACGCGAGGCGGTCGAGGCGATGCGAACAGATTGGATAACCAGGCGAACACGCTTTAATCGGCTCCGGGAGGAACGAGCTTGTTGAACCGCAGGCCGCGCGATTTCGACTTGGCCGCTTCCTTCGACGCGAGGTATTTGTCCGCTGCGATCTGGTCGGGGAGTTTGTGCTGCTCCATCGAGCCCGAGTCCCCAGCGGCCTTGGCTGGCCCTTCGGCGTTTTCGCGGATCGCGTCTTCGAGGTTGTGGTCAGACATCAATGCGTTTCCCTACTTGAAAACATCCGCAAAACGCGCGCGAAATGCCCCACAGAATTCTTGAGGCCAAAGAGAATACGCTACATCTAGCAATGCTGCGTGTTGGCGAAGCCGATTGTCTGCTCGAAGGTCACGAGCTTCCGTCCGCAATGGCGACACACTTTGCGACGGCGAATTCGTCCATCGGACATTGGTTCCGTGTGGGTCGTATAGAAGTGCCGACAGCCACACTTGGGGCAACAGATGCCTCGCTCAGTACGCGCTGAAGTCGATTGCTTCATCGGCGACGGCTCCGTTGAAGCTCGGCGAAGCTCACCCGGCCGCGTTTTGTCGGTCCGACAATTCCGCCCGTGCGATCCAGCACAACGCCTTGAATCGATGCGGCCGCCGCGCAACCCACCAGGCAGTCGAACCAGTGGTTGTCGCCCCGCTCGGGACGCATCTTCCATTCATCCACGGTTCGCCCGCGGCCTTCGGTCTTTACGCGGTATTCAGACGTGAGATGCTCAGCGAAGAGACGATGCTGGTCGGCGCTGTCGCCAAACAGGGAAAGGCACCCGCGGTCTCCCATCGGAACGGCGAGCCGGGCATGAACGAAGGTCTTCCAGAAGTTGGTGTCGTAAACGACGTGCCGAACCGCTCGCTTGCCGGCCACGTTGGGCATTCGCCAGTTGTGACCGATGCGATCACCGGGCCGGCGCTTGTATTCCGAGAACGGCTGGCTCGATGCTCCCACGAACCGGCCGTGGCTGGGCATTATGATGCCCGCGTGCGCTGACTGCCGGCAGAACTGGTAGACCACATCGGTGCTCGAACCCCAGTTGGCGTCGATGAGGCAGCGCTCGATCCGTAGCATGGCCCCGTCGTCGCGTCGCCACTCGCGACCGAGGTACCAGGTGGTCAACTGCTCGAGCCCCGCGTAGATAGCCCCTTCCAGGCCGCTGGCCTTGGTCGCCAGCGGCAACGTGAGGCGGGCGTCGCGGAGGGTGAAGTAGGGGCGCTGCTGGTCGGGGAACGCACCGTAGTCGATGACATAGCCGGTGAAGTCGTCCTCCCAAGCCGCAACGACGAAGAACAGCAGGTTCGCCTGCACGTCCACAAACATCGTCAGTTGATTGCATCCAACGGGAACCAGGCGGCGCTGCATGCGGTTCGTTTTGCTGGCAATTTGATCGGCCGACAGTTCATCGGACTCCGACGATTCCTCAGGCAGTGGCTCGTTTTGATACTCGGCGAAGAAGGCGGCCTCATCTTGCAGCCTTAAGTTCATCGCATGCTGGATCGCCGACAACTCGTCATGGTTGAATCGTTCCGGCCAGGCGATTTCCGCACCAGCGTCCATCGCCTCGCGATCGGCGGCATAGAACTCAGTTGCCAGTCGGATGTCGCCGTGGGCCCGGAGGCTTTCTCCGCGTAGTTCGCCATACCGCTGCCACTTCTTCTCGTCCGTCGGGAACGAATAGACCATCTTGGTCCGCTCGCCGTTCCACTCGGGATGCTTGTCGCGCGACAAGATGTTGTCCGCCATGTCACCAGGGCGGATCACGGTGCAAGGCATGATGCCGCTGATCTTCTTGCCCGGCCCGGCCAGACCCAGGATTGCGCCGGCGAGGATGCCTTCTCGCGTGGCGCACTGCGACAACGACCTCGCACTCTCATCCGTTTGCGGATCGTCGAGCACCACCAGCGCGGGCCGAACGGTGTGGCCGTCCGCTCGTTTGTATTTCATGCCGCGGATACGACCGGTGATTCCTGCGACTTTGATGATCGCACCACTGGCGACACTGCCGGGCATCGTCGGCAGTACGATCTCGCGGGCCGTCCAGCCAATATGCGTTCGCCCGCCTTTGTACAGCTGGCCGTTGCAGCGGTTGGCAATGCCGTCGAGGCACTGGATCGGATAGACGACCTCGGGGAAATCTTCGAGCAGCAAATCGTTACCGTCGAGCTCCATCTTGATCGAATCGAGCATGTCCATCGCGTGCCCTTCGTCCGAACCGATCAGGCAAACGAAGTCGCGGTGGCCATTCAGCACAGCCCAGATGCAAGCGCACTCGCAGATCGTCGTTTTGCCGCTGCCGCGAGGCATAGCCATCGCGAATAGCCCACCGCGCAGCACGGCTTGCTCGATCTTCGCGATGACCTTCAGGTGGTCGGGCGACCACGGCAGGTGGAACGTAAGAGGGAAGTACGAGTCGCAGAAGAAGCGAAAGTCGGATGCCGCTCGCTCCTTGCGTTCGGTGCTGACGACTGCCGGCAAGTCGCCGATGTCGCGGCCCGCGATGGCCAACGCCACGTTTCGTGCGCGGGCACGATCCTTCAGCTTCTCATAGGGATCGCCTTCGGGTTCCGCTTTCGGCGTATGCCGCAGCTCGACGAGCCAGGCGACGTAGCGTAAGAGATCGACGTGCCGCGCGTCGCCAATGCGCATGCCGGCCCGCGTGCGATGGCGGTGCAACTGCCGCTCGTTGATCACTTCGCCCAGCGGCGTCGAGTTGAGCAGCCGGCAAAGTTCGCTCGGTCGTAGTTTGCGCGGGTCAGTCGCCACGCCCCATCTCCTTCGCGAGCCAGGCGGCATAGTGGACCAGGTTGATTGTTCCGTCGGCGTTCGTCGGTGCGCCGGCGTCGAGGTCTTCGCGCAACATGGCCACGCTGACCGGCCGCGGGCTGGCGGCCGACAAGAGGCGGGCCGCCTGCTCGACCGTCAGCCGGTTCGGATTCACCGGCGCGGGCTCAGTCGTCATGGCTGCCTCCCATTCCCAGGCTTCGCGCCTGACGCGACCCGGCGCGAACTGGGGCGTTTTCGGGCGACCTTCGCATCCAGGTTGGCCAGCCCGTTCGACGCCACGCGGGCCAAAACGGGGCCACCTGTGGCGATCTCGCAAAAGCTGAGAATTCTCGGCGAAAAGCAGCGTTATGTGGCTTGAGGTTCTGCGAAACCCCTGGCTCATGTGTCACACGCGAAGCGACTTCCGCCCGCGAAAAACACCCCGAACCAAGAGCCACAGAATGAACGCCAACCAGATCGCCTTCGGAATTGAGTTCGAAACCACCTTGCCCAATACCGACGCGACGCCGATAGGTCCGTACCACGGCGGCTATCAGGTTGCCTGGCTGCCCGAAGGTTGGAAGGCCGAGCGCGATGGCAGTATTCGCACGACGCTCGACCGCAAGCCCTGCGAGTTCGTCAGCCCGAAACTCCGCGGGCCGGAAGGCCTCGCCCAGGTCGAGCAGGCTATCGACGCGATCAACGCTCGCGGGGCCAAGGTCAACGAGACCTGCGGGTTGCACATTACCATCGAATGGAATGGCGACGCCGCCGCCTTGGCGAGGCTGATTTCGCTGGTCGGGAATCACGAACGGGCCATCTTCGCCAGCACCGGCACGCGACGCCGCGAGCAGACGATCTACACGAAGCGGATCAAGCAGTACGGCGACAAGGACCGCGCCAAGCAGCGCTGCGAGGCCGACCGCTACCACCTCCTGAACCTCACGCACCTGGCCCGCGGCCGGAACCGCATCGAGTTCCGCGCCTTCGCCGGCACGCTCAACACGACCAAGGTGCTGGGCTACCTGATGATGTGCCTCGGACTCGTCGAGCTCGCCCTGAACACGACGCGCTGTGCGGATTGGGACTACGAGAAGAAGGTGGGAACGAAGAGTTGTTGGGATCGCCCGGGCGCGGGCGAAGGCGAAACGGAACTCAACCGCCTCTTCTACCGGCTCGGCTGGACGAAGGGCTGGTACAAGGGCGAGATCCGCAACAAGGCCTTTGGCGAGATTGCAGGCGACGGCGCGAAGCCCGACTGGAAGGCGATCAAGACGAAGCTTCTCGACCTGGCCCGGAAGTATGACGACGCGAACCGCGTCGCCGCCTAACACGGGCGCGAATGACGCAACCCGTCGCGTGGCCGCACGAGTGGCCGCCCGGCGGGTTTTCTCGTTGGCGGACGACGAACGGGGCGACCAACGGAGTTCCTCGCACGCGCGGCCAACGGCCGCGACCGGCCGCCAAGCTAAGCGCAAACGGCTGCATTTCGCGGGGAAAGAAACCTGCTGAATTCCGGTGAAAGTGTCGCTAACCGCGCTTGCTGTGTTTCCGAACGCATGGCTCATGTGTGTCTGTCGGAAGTCGGAAACCAACCACCAACCACCAGGAGCCGAACGATGAACGCGAACAACGACGAACGACCAAGCGGGGCGGTCGACCAAGAGGCCTTTGAGAAGGTGATCCGCGACAACCTCTCGCCCGAGGCGGTCGCCTCGATCATCGCCTTCCTGCAATCGGCAGCGTTCTACCGGCCCGCCAACGAAGACGCGATGCAAGCGCTGCTGCAGGTCGAATGGTTCGCCAACACGCTGACCGACATGCTCGGCGTCGAAGAGCACAACCGCCTGATGAACGAACTGGGTTTGTAAGCCAACCACCTTCACGGAGACGAATCGATGAACGCACCACGCAAACGCAAACGCCGCCGCCTGACCGAACGCAGCCTGGAGCGGAAGCTCGTGAATCTCTTCGACAACCTCTTCTCGCGCCGTAGCGGGGGCTGGGCCGAGAACTTCGAGGACGCCGGAGTTCTGACGGGCAACCGCGGCGTGGTCATCTCGGTCGGCAACGGCCGGGAGTTCCAACTCACCATCGTCGAAAGCACGCGTCGCTAAAGCCGAAACGCCCACCCGGGCGTCGCGGCGGATGGTTTCCGCCGCCTGAAGATGGCAGCCACACCATCGCGACCTACGACCAGGAGAAGAACGATGTCCAAGACCAAAACCACCAAGAAGGCCGCTGCCCCCAAGGCAACCAAGAGCGCGAAGGCTCCGAAGGCAGCTCCCGCGAAGAAGGCTGAGGCATCGAAGCCCGCCACGACGAAGGCCAAATCGAAGGCCAGCGACAACGGCGAGGCCAAGGCCAAGAAGGTCAGCGCCATTGACGCCGCCGCTAAAGTGCTGGCCGAAACCAAGACCGCGATGAACGCCAAGGAAATGATCGACGCGATGGCAGCAAAGGGGCTCTGGACGAGCCCTGGTGGTAAGACGCCGCACGCCACGCTCTATAGCGCCATTCTGCGGGAGGTCAACGAGAAGGGAAACGAAGCCCGCTTCAAGAAGACCGAGCGCGGGCGCTTCGCCGCCAACGGGTAAGGAGCCCAGCGGGTTCCGCCCCAACGCCCCACGTTCGCCACGCTGGGGCGTTTTCTCGTTGATGGGCGTAGTGGCCAATCGGTCGCGCCGGCCGCAACGTGGGCCAACGGGTGCGACGGGGTGCGACAACGGGCGGGCCGCGAACGCGACGCCACCAACGCCAACTAAATGGCTCGTGCCGTGGTCGACATTCGCGGACGGAATTCTTTCGCTGCTCCGCTTGATGTTTTCGACGCGGGCTGGCTCCTGTGGTGTCACGCGGTTGCTGCCGGCGGTCGGCGCTACGCGAAGCCACCAACCCCAGGAGAACGAAACATGAATTGCACCATTGAAATCATCGACGACCTGATGTGCGTGATGGATGACGACGGCAACGGCTACGACGCTGCGACGCTCACGAGCTATCGCAACGCCAAACGGCAGATTCAAAAGTGGGCCGCGGAATATACGATCAACGTTGCGGACGCCTACCGGCAACTTGCCGACTACTTTTCGAAGCGCTAACCGATCCCAAGGAGAACGATCATGACCACCTACTACGTCGCCACGCTCGCCAACTACGTCCTCGTAGACGCCGCCAACGAAACTGACGCCCGCGAACTCGGCCGCGCGGCGCTCGCCGAACTGACTGGCAACGCGACGCCGAACATTCGGACGATCCGCCACGCGACGGGTGACGAGATCGAGTTGTCGCAATGGCACCAGGAGATGCTGGCCCGCGAAGCGGCGTTGAGGATTCGATAGTCGCATCGCCATCATGCGGCCGCTCCCACCCCGGTTTCCGCTGGGGTTTTCTCATTGGCGACAATGCGTTCCGCCTTTCGTCCTGTGAACTGTTCCCAGCGCTGGACGATCACGTCGCAATACGGCGGGTCGAGTTCCATGAGAAACGCCTTGCGGTTCGTCTGCTCGCAGGCAATGAGAGTCGAACCGCTGCCGCCAAACAGATCGAGGACGTTCTCGCCGATGCGCGACGAGTACTGCATCGCACGCACCGCGAGCTCGACAGGTTTCTCGGTGAGATGGACCATCGACTGCGGATTGACCTTCTTCACATGCCACAGGTCCGTGGCGTTGTTCGGGCCGAAGAACGAATGGCCCGCACCCAGTCGCCAGCCGTAGAAGCAGATCTCGAACGCGCCCATGAAATCCCCTATGGGCAGGCGTGTGGAACTGCGAAGTAGTGCCCCTTCGAGATCAGCCAGTAGGTAGATCACACCGGTTTTTGTCTCGGGGTTGATCTCGATGCGTTGGACGAACGCTTC